CCAGCGACTGCCAACAGGTTCGGCATCGAGATCTTCGGAAAGAGTGATGAGAGTGCTGACGCCAGACCGACTGTCGTCGCCGCTGTCAGTAGCAGCAGCGCGATGTCTCGGATCTTATGGTTGTCCTGCGGGGGTGGCTTGACCGTGTGAGTCGCCTGGATTGGCGTCGTCTGCGGCCCTTGTGACTCGGTGGCAACAGGGCCAGCCAGGTCGATCTCATGGAAGCCGACGCGAGTCACTCGCCGTCCTCTGTTGCGAGCGCATCTGCATCCTCGGCATCCTCATCTTCTGTGGCGTAGCCAGCCGCCACCTGGTCCTTCAGCATCGAGCGGTACGCCTGGTTGGCGCGCTTGCGAAGGTCATCGAGAATGTCCGGGTTGTACGCCGAGGAGACGGCTACCTCGACCTTGCCGTTGGCTGAATCCTCGATCGTGACCTTGATGCTCATGCGAGCACCGGAGCACCGACGAGTGACTTGGCTGACGGAGGCGCGGGCGCGGGCGCCACAACCGGAGCAGGTGCGGGTGCGGCCGGCGGAATCGAGCCCTTCGTCGCAGGCTTCGCGAGCTTGCCTGTCTGCAACGCCGACGCCGCCGCCTGAGTGGCGCCAGCGATCGCCGCCGTACCCTGCCCGACCGGACTGGCACCAGCAGCACTAGCCTGTGCCGCCGCTGCCTGAGCCTTGGCCGCCGCCGCCTCGAAGTCCTTCTCGACCTGTGCACCGTCGAGACCGATGTAGTTGCCGACGAGAGCCGCAAGCTGGCCGATGAAGGTGTCAGGGATCAGAGCGCTCGCGCTCCGGGCCATCACCATCTTCTCCAGCAGGTCGACGCTGATCTGCTTGTCGATGTCGTTGAGCGGCTCGAACTTGTAGTACGGCACGGGCGCCGTCTTGCCGAAGTTGGCGCGCACCAATGGAGCGAACAGGTCGTTACGGACGCTGTACTCGATCTCGCGGGTCTTTGCCTCCTCCATCTGGAGGAAGAAGTCGCTGGCGTCCGACGACAGTGCGTACGAACCAGTTCCCGCCGCCGCTGAGTCGGTGAGGTTCAGGAAGCCAGCGAGGCAAGCAGAGGTACCAGCGTTGTCGAGCCACTGGATCGCCTGCATGAACTGATCGGCACCCTTACCGCTGACATCGAGCTGTGTGATGCCGACAGAGTCGACACCGTTGGGTACGGCGACAGGGATGACGCCGCTGCTCTTCAGCTTCGCGATCTGACGCGCCACCTGGCTCGCCACTGCGATGTCGTTGGCCTGGACAACCGTCCGCGGCAGTGACACGTTCTCCAAGAACTGAAACCAGAGGAAGAGGATCTTCTGCTTGGTCTTCCAGGCCCAGTAGGCGATCTCCATGTCGGAGGTACCGTTCAGCGGGTCGCGCCGAGTGCCGTGGATATAGACGAAGGCTCGCGGCGCCTTGATCTGGATGGGCCAGTGACCCTTCGTGATCTCGGGGCCGACGTAGTACGCCTCCTGCTCAAAGCCGGCGAAGCCGCCGTGCTTCGGGTGACGCATCAGACGGCACGTTGTCTGCGGGCGCCACGCGACCTTGTCATACACGACCTTGCCCTCGAACTGGCCGGTGCCCTTGGCCCAGACCTTCTCGAAGTACGCGCGCTTGTAGGTGAAGCCGGTCGTCATGCGGTCGACGATCATGTGCAGCGGGTCCTTGGACCCTCCTGCGAAGTGGTCGGCTTCCCAGTAGTTGTTCAGCCAGTCACAGATGGTGTTGTTGGTGTCACCTGTGCCGGGGACGATCGAGCGAGTGGCGGACATGACGGGGAGGACCAGCACGTTTTCGAGCTGACGCGCCTTGTAGTCCTTCTGCATCATTTCAAAGAGGTCGCGAGCCTCCCAGTCACCGTAGTCGAAGATCAGCCCGTCGCGGTAGCCGAACATCAGGCGATCGAACCAACCGAACGATGAGCCCTCTTCCTTACCGAAGTCGCCCTTGTTTGGCAAGCGGAGGCTGTCGTCCTTGACGAGCTTCAGAACGTTAGCCACGTGGGTCTCCTAGCAGGTCGCCTCGCAAGCCGCCAGCGCCTCGGAAGTCGCTGCCAGTACCGCCGAATCCTGGTGCGGCTGCGAGGTCGTTGTCGCCGAACGGATCATACCCACCATAGCGCACAGGCTGCGCTCCCTCCCCGCTCATGTCTCCCCACTCCAGCGGGTCGATAGTCTGCTGGATCGCCTCGACCCAGAACGCCTGGATCACGGCGTCAGCGCGGTCAGTCGACCGGCCGAGCCGCTTGCGGGCCTTGTCCTTGCCTTCGACCTGGATGATCGCGTTGGCGTGGATCTCGTACTGGAGACAGGACAGCTCGTGGATCAGTCGTTCGTCATCAGGTAAGCAGATGTTCGAGCCGCGGCTTGGATCGAGCAGCTCGCGCATGTGCCACCAAGCGGCCGAGCGGTCGTTACGGAAGCGGAACTGGCCGGTCAGATCCCTGCGGTGGCTCTGGGCGCCAGCGATGAAAGCGTGTGCGCGGCCCTGGATCGTGCCGTCGCGAGCGTAGCGACGCAGAGCGTCGTACACGCCAGCACCGACGCCGATGCCGTCTACGACCGCTAGTGACTTCGGCTCCTGAAGGAACGGGGCGACGTTGTCGGCGATCTCCATGGTGTCCGCCACCCGATAGGCGTGCAGCGGCTCGATGATGTTGGCGTAGCGCACTGCCACGATCGTCTCGTCCTCGCCACCGTAGGCAACGTCGACCCCGACGACCTTCCGACCGGTACCGTCTGCGCGCTGCCAGGTGGTCAGGTCGCCTTGACCATCCATGGCATCGTGCCATCGCTCGACAGCTCGCTGGACCCAGCCGAGCGGGATGACACCGTCACTGGACTCCAGCGGGAAGTTGCCACGTACCTTGGCCGTGAAGATCGGGCTTGCCTGTGCACGCCGAGCGACGATCTCACCAAGTTCGTCTGGGGCGTGATCGAGCGCCGCAGTGTCGGGGATGCCACACCAGGACCGGATGCGCTCCTCGACCCAGAGCGGGGAGATCAGAAGCGGACGAAGGCGTAGCGGCACCCTCTCCTCACTGAACGGGATACCCTCGTGTCGCATCAGTGCTGCTAGCAACGGATACTTGGGATTCGCCGGGTCATCGCCGATGATGGCGTCCTTGGTCATGTTCGGCGACCGCAGTCCGTCGAGGTGGATGACGTTCCAGATGCTGCCTGGCTTGCAGACCTCAGCGAAGTGCGAGCCAGGGTGGTCCGGGTTGCCGATAGCGAGCACTCGACAGTCTTCGTTGGTGACGAGAGCATCGACCTGGTCGAAGAGATCAGACATCACACCGCACGCCTCGTCGATGACTACCAGCACGTAGCGCTCGTGGATTCCTTGGAACGCACTCTGCTCGTAATCAGCCGGCTTACGTCCGTACCCGATGAGCTGCGAACCGATGTACCAGGTCGGGTAACCGGCGCGGTTGATCCGACCGGGCAGCTTGTGCTTGCTGTGCAGCTTGCCGACCTCTCGCCACATGATCGCCGAGACCTGTGCCGCTGTGGGCGCTGTCGAGACGACGAACGCTTCACCGGGAGGATGGCTGTCGATCCACCAGGTGATGATGTTCGCCGCGATAAAGGACTTGCCGAGGTCGTGAGCGCTGTACGCGGCCGTGTACCGATTCTTGGCTACGCTCCTCGCGATCTGGCGCTGTGCTGACCAGAGGAAGCCCTTCGTACGGTCTCTTACCCATGCGATCGGACGCGAGACGTAGTTACTCTTGGGGTTGTAGCGGTCAGCCAGCGCAGCGAATGGCTGTGCTTGGTTCGAACTCAGCTCGGTGACGGTCACCAAGCGATTGTAAGTCCTAGCGGGGCACCGAGGACTCGAACCTCGGACTTCGGGAGCGACCCGAGCGACCTACCGTTGGCCTATACCCCTCCTGATGGCTAGGCGCGACAGGCGCCGTAGTCACCAGGCTTCGCAGCGCGATGGCGAACTAGCACATGGCCGTTACCGCGCAGAATCTCCATCCGGGTTGAGCCGAGCACGTGAACGTACTGCGTGTGAACGACTCGGCCGGCGAGCACGTGGCGCACGAGCTGGTGTGTCGCGTGATCGAAGAACGACGTGTACCTGAAGATGAACGTCACCTCGGCAGTCGAATGGCCGTTGTTGAAGTTGGCCCGGTAGAACGGGTCACCACACGGTCCCTCGAATGATGCCTTCGGCTTGCGAACGTTGACAGTCGGTGGCGGCGTCGGAGTGACGGTGATCGTCACGGTCGGCGCTGGCTTCGGCGTCGCGGTCACGGTCGCCGTTGCTGTCGTAGTCGGCCCCGGTACGGTGACAGTCGGACCAGGCACAGGAACGCTCACCGTCGGACCCGGAACAGGGACTGAGACGGTCGGGCCTGGCGCTGGATTGCACGCCGAATACGGATTGACGTACTGACTGGCGTAGTACGTCGTGCCACGATTGTTGCCCTGCGTCGCGGTCTCAGTGATGTACCAGATCGAGCCGCTCTGGTCGCCGGGAACGAACGTCGTCGTCGTGAACTTCACGCCGCTGGTGTTCGTCGGTGCCGGCTGGACACCGCTTGGCTTCGTGGTTGTTGCGACGCCCCACAGTGGTGTATCGCCACTGTTGAGATACGCCGTCCAGGTGATCTGGACGCCGCACTCGGCGCTGCTGGTGATCCCGTTGGTGACACACGCGAACGCAACGCCACCGACGAGCACCGACGCCAGCGCGGCGCTGACGATTGTGATGATTCGCCTCACAGGTCTGCTCCGTTCCTTCGTAGGGTGGATCTGAGATTGAGCACCGCGCGCTTGTCGCCCGGTGTGCTGCCAGTGAAGATGGGCATACCTCCCTTGGGACTTAGCAAGCGGTAGTGACCGTTCTTCAGGGTTATGGACCAGCCCTGGTCGGACAGTTTGTTGAGGATCTCCTGGAGCGATCCTCGCTTCATTGCGAGTAGGCCCACGACTCGATGAACAGTCCACCTGGCGGTGGTCGAAGAGCGTCCGCCATCTTGGCGTAGTGCCTTGCAGTAGCGGAGCGACCTGATGCCAGGTGCAGATGCTGGAGCTGACGCATAGGTTCAGCGCGTTCCCAGTTCGTCAGTTCAACCGCCTCTTCGAGCCAGTGCTGAGCCTCGTTGTTGTCGACGCCCATCAGTAACTTGCCGAGTTCGTATGCGGCCTGTGCAGTCTCTGGCTTCCAGCCATCGGTGCATCCCAGCCGTTCCCGGTACATAGTTCGTGCCATGTCAAGGTCACCGAGATCTCGGTACTCGTTGGCGATGTAGAAGAGGGTCCGCGGACTCTCGTCGCCATCATCGAGCATCGACGACATGATGCGAAGGTTGCGACGTGGATCTGACGGCTTCCCGTTTGGCCGGTGCTCGACCCAGACGGTCTTGTTGCGTACCGACCGACCATAGGCGACTGCGATGGTCTCGTGCACGCGACCTTCCCAGCGCAGACCAGCTTCGCGCCGAATCAACCGCTCGCGGTCAAAGCAAAGAGTGACTTCGCCGAGAGCGCCGATCATGCGGTATTCGCAAGAGACTGCGTCGATGATGTTGGCCGACATGACCGCACTACGGCTCAGCATCGAGTTGATCGCCATGGCTGCCTCAGTCGGCAAGTGGTCGTCAGCATCGAGCCACAGAATCCAGTCGCTGGTGCAGAACTCGAAGGACAGATTGCGTGCCCACGCGAAGTCATCACGCCACGCCGTTGTCGCGACCTCGGCGCCGTACTCCTCGGCGATCTCCACCGTGGCATCCGTCGAACCAGTGTCGAGGACAACGAGCTCATCACAGCAGATGCTCGCTTCTTCGAGCACGTTGGCAATCCTGTCCGCCTCATTACGGACGATCATGGCGAGACTCAGGGTCGGCATGGACAACTCGATCCGCGCTTGTGCGCCTCCTCGTTGGGGTCGGGCAACGTGCCGACGCGATGAAACCACTCGCGGTCGATCAGAGTCTGCTGGCGCCGACCTGTCGCCGGCCGATCGAGCCAGTCACGAAGGTTCTCAGCGGCGTGCTCGGGCACGCGAAGCACGACGGTAACGAAGTGATCCATCAGGACGCTCCAAAGGTTCGTAGTCCAGGCGCCGAGCGTACGTGCGTCAAGCGCCAGGTGCGGCTGGAGCGCTTGCGATGGCCGCACTCAGTACAGACGTCACCCGGCGCCGAGCCGAAGTCAAGGATGCCGAGGCTCTCTAAGAAGACCGCCGATGCATCGAGAGCTGCTTCGCTGTACGGCGACTCGGCCAGGATCGACTGCCGGGTAGCGGTGCGCTTCGGCTTGTGTCGAAGGCTGTCGATGAGCCAGCCAGTGCAAGGCTGGCGAGTGGACTCAATCATCGGGTGTGGTCTCCTCCGGGCGAAGGTCGCCACGACGCTCTGCGGCGATCAAGCGGTCAAGTTCCGCGACGATGAGAGCACCAGCGCGGATTAGGTTCTCTTTGCGGCTCCGAGGCTTGAAAGTTCCAGGTCCCCAGGGCCAGACCTGAGTCCAGAGTACATCACGCCAACGACTCGGCACCAGCGCGTAGCACGCCGCCGCTGCTGAAAGTTCACCGTTGACGTACCTGGCGTCGGCCGTCGGATGGTGTCCTTCGACGATCCGCTGGCGCTCTCGCTCGCGACGGACCAGCTCAAGACCTTGGTCGGGACCTTTGAGGTCCAAACCGAGGTGCACCTTGCGCTGGTGCGTGTACTTGCGCGTCATCAGAACACACTCGCAATGATGGCCCACGTCACGCCGATCACGCCGATGATGAAGCAGACGCCGAAGAGAAACTCATCAGCGCTCGACGCCGGCCGCCGTGGCTTGCTGCTCGTGACGAAGAACGGCCCCGGTAGGCCGAATCCGAACCTAACCCTCATCGTCGTCATCACTCCCTTCGTATACCCAGTCGCCGAGGTCACCCTCGGCGCGGTCAGTCAGTTCTGCGGCGTAATCCCGCTCGGGTGCGGGGTCGAGCCGGTCACATGTCGTCTCGCCGATGTAGACGTGATAGCCCGTCGGGTCACCGCAGTGCGGACAGAGGTCGTTCACTTGATCCGCCGCCACATCGACGAGATCGAGCGATCCTCGGCCTGCATCGTCAGCTTGAGTACGTCCCCGTTGGGCATGACGACGATGTTCCAAGAGACTGCGTACGCCTCCAGAGCATCCTGGCTTGCATCGACGTACTCGCCGACCTCGACGGCGATGGTGACGGCCATCAGGAACACACCAGACACGTGCGGTCGCCGTAGGTCATGCCGTCGTAGGGCTCGTTGCAGTTCCACGCGCTGATCGTGTGGGTCGCTGGCATCGCTGCGCGCGCTTCTTGCGCGTAGACCGAACCGATGATCCGACGGTCGACCTCAGAATCGAGGTCTAGCGTCAGGTACGGAGCGCCACCTGATGGTGAGCTCTTGACGAGCGCCTCGCGCATCCCTCGCGCCTCGGCGACTGTTGGCGTCCGACGGGTGGTCATCGCACGTCCTCGAAGTCGTTCCAGCCTTGCGGGCGAGGTTTGCGGACTGGCGCTGCGGGGAGTTGTGTCGCGATCCGAGCCGACTCGGTGTTGGCGGCCCACTCCTCGACCATATGGTCGAGGACTGGGAACTGGCCTGGCTTGTGATCGTGAATGACGATCGTTCCACCGGCTGCGGTGTGGATCTCGACTGTGTTCATCTTGGCTCCTTCAGAGGTTCTTGCTTGTACCTCTATTATCGGCCGCTGGACTGCCGACTGATAGGGCCGTTCGAGTGATTCTAGGACTTTCCAAGTCCTGCTGGCACATGGACCGCGTCGTTCATCATCATGCACGTAACGCAGACCCACCAAGCGTGTAACGGCTCGCCGTGCTTTGAGGCTTCGGCGTTGCGCGCCGTGGTGGCGTACACGCCTTCCTCGTCAGTGAGCGGATCACGGCAAACTGTGCACGGGTGGGTCTGCGCCACGGGTCTAGCCCTTCTCGACGCGGCCGTACTTGTTCAGCTTCGGCGGCCGAGGTGCGAGCGGGACATCGAGCAGCAGTCGCTGGCGTCGGTCAGCCAGACGAATCTCCCTAGCTGCTCGGCGGTCCTTCTGCTCCTCGGTGAGCGGCTTGCCACGGGCGATTGCCGCCACGAGCGCGCGCTTCTGGCTGAACGAGCGCCGGCCACGATGGACGCCAGCCCGACGCAGCATGGCGCGATTCGGCACGTACGTGCGGCTCTGCTCATCCTCGATCAGCGCCGCGAGCGCCTTTGCCGTCTGCTTACGCTTCGGCAACTCGGCCAGCCGCACGTTCGCGCGGGCGATCTGCTTCTGCGTCGGCTTCTCTCGGACCTTCGGATCAGCGGTGAGTCCCAGCATCAGACCACCGGCTCGGCTGTCGGGCACCAGTACAGCGAGCCCTCGTCGGCGAACTGGCAGAGGTTCTGCCACGTCCGAGCCTCGTTGCCGCCACGCGGGCCTGTGGTGTACCAGGAGTCGCGGCACTTGACGGCACCGTAGGAGTACGTACCACCTTGTGGGAAAGTGTGCGTGAAGACGACAACAGTGCCCTCGTCATAGACGTCCTGCGGGAGCGATTCGAGGTACGCAGCGCGCGCACGAGCCTTCGCGGCTTCCGCATCGAGACTGGCCGCACGTCGGAGGTGCTCCTCGGCCGCAGTGTTGTCGATCGGCTTGACAATGTCGTAGACAATCGTGCCACAGCCGTTGGCTAGCGGCCGGTCAAAGTGAACATGCCGCGTGCCAGCCGCGATGCACAAGGCACTGCCGGGACAACTGACTTCCTTCACTTGGGGGTTGAGCGCCATCATTCCTCCCAGTAGTGGTTGCCGACGAACGGAGTCGGCTCGGCTGTGAACTCGACGTATCCGTCGTCGAAGACGTCGTGCATCCCCTCGAACGTACGAGCTGCGCGCGAGAACGCCATGCCAGTGATGATGCCGCAAGCGAAGAACGCTACGGCGAGGATGAAACTGAGCAAGGTGACCCTCCTTTAGAGTGAGAACTGTAAGGTATCAGACTCGGCCGTCGACGGCAACCAGCCTCTTCGCCAGCCACTCAAAGACTGGCACCGCGACGGAGTTACCCATCATGCGGTAGCGGTGGCTATCGGCCATTTCGCGGCCATCGTGGCCGTAGCGCGTCCAGTCATCAGGGAAGCCCTGAAGCCGCTCGCACTCCCGCGGGGTGAGACGTCGCACTCCAGTCTCCAGTGAGCCAGGATCGGCGATCAGCGTCGTTGCGCGCACGTCTCCGGTGTTGTCTGCGAGGTTGAGAGTGTTGGCGAAGTCCTCCTCGACCCACGTCTCGAAGTCTTCGGTGTTCTGCGCACGTCGGCCCTTGCGAAACGTCGCGACCAAGTTGTCCGTACCGTCACCGCGAGGTGAACTGTGGCCGTGATGGCCCATGCTTGCCGTCAGGGTCGATGCCACCTCACGACTCGCAGCGATCAGATGACCAGCTTGCGCCATGCCGTCGCTGACTCCTTGAGTCGTCAGCGCTCCAGTGACGAGCAACTGGCCGCCAGCAGCGCCTTCGGCATCGACTCGATAACCGCGCTTGCCGCCGCCCTGTAGGGTCGAAGTCACCTCGGAAGTAACGAGCAACTGACCAGCCACGGCCGTCTTGTCGTCGATACCAGCCGTCGTGAGTGTGGTCGCTACTTCTCGGGTCGGCTGGCTACGATGCGTAGCGCTTGGTCCAGCAGCGGTGGCAGAGTCCGGCCGCGCCGAGTGGCGCGAAGGAGGATTCCCTTGCACGCTCTCGTTGAGAGCCAATACTTCAGCGGCACTTCGGACGTCTCCACGACGTCCGACAAGGACGACACGACGGCGTCGTTGGGCCACTCCGAAATACTGCGCGTCGAGCACGCGCCAGGCGACGCCATACCCGAGGTCGGCCATCGTTGCAACGACGGTGCCCATGTCCCGTCCGCCGCTCGAAGTAAGCGCGCCTGCAACGTTTTCCCAGACGAACCAGTCCGGCTGGCACTCGTCGACGACGCGGGCGTAGTCGAAGAAGAGGCTGCTGCGTGAGCCATCCAGTCCAGCTCTTGCTCCAGCCACGCTGAGGTCTTGGCAGGGTGTGCCGCCGATGATGACATCGGCGCTACCTCGTCGGACATGGGTCTCCTTCAGGTCAGAAGCGATGTGAACGGTCGGCCAGTGATGGCGCAGCACCGACTGACAGTGCTTGTCCCACTCGACCTGACCAATGATCGTGGCGCCAGCGCGCTCGAAGCCGAGGTCGATGCCACCGACACCGGAGCACAGTGATCCGACTCGCAGCATCAGTCGACCCACTCGACCGTCGGGAGCGGCACCGTCGGATGGGTCTCGCTCGACTCGTGCTGGACGATGACCTCAACGGCCAGCGCCTCCAGTTCGTCGGTATCGAGTGAGGAGACATCGAAGGTGAAGACGATGTGTGTGGTCATCGGGACTTCCTCCGACGGACGGTCTCGGCGACTGTGTAGCAGAAGAACTGCCACGAGCAGTAGAACACGCCGAGGAGGATGGCGAGTGATGCGGTTATCATCTGGTCTGGTCTCCTTCGTTGAGGACTTCAGGATAGGTCACCAGCGAAGGTCTGTCAAGTCCTAGACCAAAGATTCTCAGCCGATCCAGACGAGCGGAGCCACGCCGGTTCGGGAGCTCGGCGGGGTGATGCTGCCTGGCGTGCCACCAGAGGCATTGATAGTGGCCGAGTTGTCCGGCAACAACGTACTCGGTGCTGAGACACCAATCAAGATCTCAGAACCGCTAGAGCACGTGACGCCGACCCAGTAATGACCGGCTGGAATCGTGATGGATGCCGACGGGGTCGTCCAGGCGATCTTCTGGACACCAGTAGTGGCCGCCACCGAGCCAGTCTGCGCGATGATCGTCGTGCCATCGTCGCTGTAGATCGTGACCCGCAGGTTGCCATTCGCGGTCGAGTTGTCGACGTAGACGTGGCCGGATACGACTGGTGCGAGCAGCGTGTAACCGACCGTCGCCATGTTCGTCGCACCTGGCGTGATCGTTGCGGTAGCTCCAGGTACCGTTGACAACCCGTACGGTGCCGTCAGGGTCAGCGCAGTGAACGATCCGGTCGGACCCGTTGGCCCGGTGGGTCCGGTGGGGCCTGTCGGTCCAGTAGGTCCGGTTGGGCCGGTCGCGCCAGCAGCTCCGGTCGCGCCTCCCATCACGATGATGTGGTCGTGGTCACCGTTGGCCCACGTGCCGGACGACGCCAGAACCGAGACGGCGACCGATCCGTACGTCGTGTCGTCGGTCACGGCGCCAGTCGTCTTGACGTACATTTCGTGGATCGGGTTGAAGTCGGTGCTGATACCGATGATCGAGCCGATCGGCAGGTTCTTGATGAGCGTCGTGCAGTTCGAGCCAGATCCGTTGGTATAGCTGATGTTCAACCGCGTCACCGACGCGAGCGTGGTGTTGTCGAACTTGAACTGACCCGATCCAGGGTCGGTGTTGGCCGTATCGGTCGAGTAGACGTACTTCAGGCCCGCGGCGCCGTTGAGCGCTGCGAAGAAACTGATGGCGTCGGCGGCCGTGAAGGTGCCACCGCTCGCGGCGACCGAGAACGTCAGTTCGACCCAGCCACTGTTGACCGCAACCACTGAGACGGTCACAACGAGCTCGCTGCCAGGCGTGGTGGCGTCCTGACCCACGAGCACCGACGACGGTCCCGCTAGTAGTGAGAGCCAGCCGGTCATGTCGGTACCACTGGCGTCGAGCGTCGAGAACGCTGCGTGCGTTGCCGACCCTGGCGTTGCGTTGTCGAGCCGGAAGTTGCCCGAGCCGGGGTCGGCCATCACCGTGCTCGACTGGAAGTTCCAGACCAGGCCGCCGGCTACGCCAGTGGCGCCTGTCGGCCCTGTCGGCCCTGTCGGCCCTGTCGGCCCTGTCGGCCCTGTCGGGCCAGTACCTCCAGTTGGGCCGGTAGGCCCAGTCGGACCCGTTGGTCCTGTAGGTCCCGTAGGGCCTGTTGCTCCAGTGCCACCTGTCGGGCCTGTCGGTCCCGTTGGACCAGTCGGCCCTGTAGGGCCAGTCGGTCCTGTCGGACCCGCAACCGTCGATGCCGCTCCTGTTGGTCCAGTCGGACCCGTAGGTCCAGTGGGTCCTGTTGCACCGTCAGCTCCCGTCGGTCCAGGCACCGTCGAGTCGGCGCCGGTCGGTCCAGTGGGTCCGGTCGGCCCCGTCGGGCCAGTTGGCCCGCCAGAAGGCCCCGTCGGCCCGGTCGGGCCTTGGAATCCGGCCTGAAGCACGCCGAAGTCGTCGTAGATCTGCCAGCCGCGCGCGTTGTAGATCGCGGTCCAGCCGGCGTGCAGCGTGAACTGCGACCAGATGTTCTCCGGGTCGGTTCCGTTCTGGTAGAACGCGATCGCCTCGTCATCACTGCCCGTGTTAACCAGCGTGATCTCGTTGACGAGCGAGACGTGGCCGCTCGGGCTCGTGTAGACCGTCGTCGGGCCAGTCGGAAGCATGAACGGCGCCGCGAGCAGCTCGAACGCATCCGATCCGCCAGCCGACGGCACCTGATCGCCGCTGATCGTGCACGCCACGACGTCGGCGTCGGTGCACGAGGCAGCGAGGGTGTCGGCCGCAGCTAGGGTGCGCATTTCACCAGTCTCTCACGCTGACATGAAGAACGAGAACGTGCGGCTACCAGCTCCAGAAGGCCCGGTCGGGCCGGTTGGACCCGTTGGCCCGGTCGCACCGCCTCCAGAACCACTCCCGATCCAGAGAATGTTGACGACGAGCACCGCGTCGTCGGTGCCGTTGCCGTTCGTGTGCACCGTGAACGTCGGCGCACCACCAGAAGTGACCGGCACGAAGACCGATGACGTCTCGACTGGCGAGAACGTGGCGCCGGACACGCCGATGACCGTGCCGCCAGGCGTCGGCGAGACGAACATGTCGCCGCTGTCGAGCGTGCACCAGAACGTGACCGCCTGGCCGTCGCTCAGGTCGCCGCCGCGGTGGTCGTAGGTCACCGTGTAGATGTAGACGCCGTCGCGGCTGGCATCGAAGTCCGGGTTGCCGGCGTCGAACGCCGTGTAGGCGTAGTCGCCGTCCTCGCTGATGTTCAGCGTGAACTGCTGCCAGGTCGTGTCTAGTGCCGGCGGCGTCGGTCCCGAGCTGCTCGCGTCCGAACTGGCCCAGACGATGTAGAGCTGACTGCCGAACCGCTGGCACTGGACGCGGTCGTTGATGCTCGGTGCGATGTAGCCTGGCGCGACCGCCGTGACCGGCGTCGTCGAGCCGTCGAGCGTGACCTGAACCGTCGGCGTGACCTGTGTGATCGTCCCCGGCACCAACAGCGTTGGCGCTGAGCGCTTCTGCGCGACGCTCTTCGGCCGCGGCCGAGGGTTGGTTGCCATGGTCGGCCCAGTCTACGACGTCGGTACCAGTGCGAAGCCGCCAGGGTTGAAGTAGTAGGCCGTCGACGAGGCGTTCTTGCCTGTGACCGTCAGCTTGACGATGTGCGCGCCTGCTCCCAGCTCAAGGTCGCCGAAGCCGCCGAAGACCGCCGCCTTCTCGGCGCCGGACTGTGCGAAGGTGTCGATCTCCGAACCGACGTTGGTGCCGTCGACGCTGACCTGGATCTTGGCCGCGTCTGCCTCGCAGCGCATGAAGATGAACAGTCGGTACGTGGCCGCCGACGTCGACACCGTCCACGCAATGTGGTCGCCGATGGCTGGCGTGCCGCTCTGGTAGCGGTTGCCGCCTGTCTCGGTGTTCGGCGGCGTCAGTCCGTTGTCGTTCGTCGGCGTCGAGCCGGCGTCCGGCGCGCGGAGGTAGTCGACGAACTGACTAATCTCGCCGCCAGCGAACGGAGTGTTCGACTCGTAGACGATGGCGGGCACTACTGGTCCTCGATATCGCCGATGGCGACTTCCAGCACGTCGACCGACGGCGTGCCGCTGGCCGAGACCGCGTAGACGTGGTCGTGCACGCCGAGCGGGAACGCCAGGTGCGCGCCGCTGATGATCTGAAACGCTGGCGTCGTCTCGGCGTCGAAGCCGACGGCCGAGGTGACGAGCGAAACGGTGATCGACTCGTCGATATTGTCGACGATGATCGAGCGTCCGGCCACTCCCGCGAGCGCGTCGAGCTGAACCGGCGTCGAGTCGTTCAGTGCTACGACCGCGATGTTGATTGCCATGCGCTCAGGGTAGCGATATTGCGGCTTGCGTGCTATCGGGATTGCTGGTCAGCTCAGATCGAGCGTCGAGACCGGCTTGTCCTGCTCAGCGGCCATCAGCAGTGCCTGGTCTCGTACGTCGCACGTCGGTGAGCACGGCTCGAAGAGCAAAGTCCTGACGCCGTCGATGATGTCGCACCAGAAACGGCAACCACACGGTGCGACGTAGTCGTCCGGTACGTTCTCAGTCGCCATTTCGCAGTGCCTCCAGCTCGGTTGATCGTGGATGATGCTTCGCGCACCATGGCGTGCCGTCGACTCGATGCCGGCCGAGCATCAGACAGCCTCGGCGATGGCAGTTGTGGTGCGCGTACCACAGCACCGCAAGCATCGCGACCTCGATCAGTCGTTCCAGGATGCTCGCGAAACCGCTCCAGAAGCCGTACCACACGCCACTGACGTTTGACGAGCCGGTCCACCACAAGATCCAGTGCAAGAACGACACGACGTCACCTCCGGTATGCAATCTGTACCTCATCAGGGTACGGATTGCGCCGTGGCTGGCGCTAACGCCATCGCCACGGTTGATCGTCTGCTCGACGCCAGCGCCAACCGATCCGTACCTGTTGTCGTCCACAGGCGAGATATAGCCGTATCGTCACAGTGGCTCAATCGACGGATGCAGCACGGTCGACGTCGCTGGCAACCAGATCCAGCCGCCGTAGACGCCGACGTTGCCGATGCCGACCTCGATCTGCCAGCGCTTCAGGTACACGCGCACCGGCCACGACGAACGCCGCGTGATCCGCGAGCGCGCCGTGAACCGGCCGCCGTACAGCCACAGCCGTCGACTGCGAATCTTGACCCTCATTCGTCGCTCGCCGCCTTCATCAGTGCCGAAACCTCGTCTGTGGTGATGGCGCAGTACACCGCGATCTGGTTGATCGACCAGCCGGCGATGTAGAGCGCCTCGATGAACGAAGCCGCGGCGTCGATCTCACGCTGCTCCTGTTCAGTCCTCACCGTCATCGACCATTTCCTCGAACCACTCGGCGTCTTCGTCGACTCGCTCGCGCGCCTGCTTGATCTCGGCGTTGCGACCGGCCGCGCCAGGCATGTTCCCCAGCTCTTGGAAGATGATCGCACGTACCGACGGGTTGGCCGAGTCGTGACCCAGCTTCGCCAGGATCGCCACCATCGCCGACTCGAAGACCGTCGCCTGGTTCTGTGCGATCTCCAGCCGCTTGTGGTCCAGCCGCGCGCCGAGCCAGATCTTCTCGATCGCCAGCAGGTGCTGTCGCTCACGGAACTGGAGCTCGACGAGCGCGTTGACGCGCGCGCCGTAGCCGGTGTCGATGCCAGGCCACTCGGTGGCGTTCTTGACGTCCTCGCTGATCTTGCCCCAGACGAGCTCCTCGTCGGTCAAGCCACCGATCGCTCGATCGAGGTAGGCGATGCGGCTCACCGTTCGCAGGAACTCGTCCTCGAACGCCGCAACCGGGTCACGCAGCGATGAGTCGATCGGCAGTCGAGCCATCCCGAGCGTCAGTCGCTTCAAGAGCTGCTTGTTCTTCGAGACCCTCGTCGCGGCGCCGTGCCGCTCGCAGACGTCCATGCCTTGCACGGCTGGCTTCGGGCAGCGGCCCTGCTCCTTGTGGACCGCCTTGCATTGCGGCGCCTCGACGTCAGCCATGACGGTCACAGTACGCCGCGAGACACTCCAGAATCCACCGGCGTCGGGCGAACGCCAGCCGAGCAGCGGTCCTGACGACGTGCGCCTCCTCGTCACGCGCGTCGATGAAAGTGCGGCTGGCGGTCGGTCGTGGCTCTCCAGCAGCCGTCGTCTCGGCCGTCTCGGACGGTGTGCTCATCGCTGCTCCTCCATCGTTTGTCCCGAGATCCCTACTTTATGTTGACAACCGCTCCTCACTCTATAGGGGTTACAGTACGCTTGTACTATTTCCCCTTGTGTGCAAAAGAAGAGGAAGAAAAGTAGGTACTTCCCAGTTCTGAGCGTGATCCTGTCCCGAGTAGTCCTCACTTGCCCCTAGACGAATCACGTCGAAATACGCCTCTTCACCAGCCTGACGTCCCGCCAGCAGTTCAACTTCTGGTCTGTCCCCGCTTCTCGCCTCTGTACTGTCCCGTCTACTGCCCCACAAGCACGCAGCTTCCGACCCAGTCCTTCGATCGTCCCGACGGTGCCACCAGTCGATGCGCAGACGTCTCGCCAGCGGTCGTAGACCTCTTGCTTGGACACCCTCGCGCCGACCTCTCGAACCAGGTGCACAGCCGCAAACGCACCGACCGGGTTGGTTGACGCACGCAGCTCTGCTCGCTCGCGTTCGCCCGACGCCGGCACGGTGAACTTGCCCTCGCGGATCAGCCGGTCACGGCCGTCGAGCGCCCAGTCCAGGATCGCGCCGAGCAGCCGGGGATCTCCGGTCAGCCGCTCAGCCAGGCCGACGTCCTCACGACCGAGCCACGAGCGCTTGAGCGCCAGGATCACGAACCTGCCGACAAGCGCCTCGGAGGAGTCGACCAGGTCGGGCAGCTCGTTCGAGACGATCATCACGCGGGCGTCCAGCTTGCCGACCCACGGGTCCTTGTACTTGCGTGGAGCCTGTACGACGTTCTCACCCGTGATGTTGAGCAGTCGCTCGACCGCGACCGACTGCTCGTTGACCCGGCCGGTGAAGCGGGCGTCACCGATCACGCCGAGACTCTTGCCGATCAGCGATGCGATGCCGAAGGTCGAGCCGAGCTGCGTGAGCGTGATGCCGGTGAGCTGGTGCTTGCCGAGCAGCGCAGCGATCACAGCCTCGATCACACCCTTGCCTGCTCGGGGTGGCCCCACGAGCATCATCATCTTCTGGAGGTGGGTCTCACCCGATGCGAGATAGCCGATCCACTCTTGCAGCAGGTCGATCTCGGCCGCACCCTCGCGCCAGAGCGAGTTCAGGAAGGTCATCCACGGGTCCAGGATCACCGCACGGTCGTCTGCGGTCATCGAGCGGTACTCGTAGGGCAAGATGCGCTGGCCGAAGTGCTCAGGGGTCGTTGGGCGCAGTTCTCGGGTGTTCAGGTCGAGCAGACCGTTGAGGCACGCGACCCAACGGCCACGCTCCTCAGCCTCGGTGGGATCACGACCGTCGATGATCCAGTCGTCGGGCTCGACGTCGTCCTCCAGCAGCACCGCGCGCGTCAGCATCGACTCGACGTCATTGAGTCGCTTGGGCGTCTGGACCCACGGCACCGTCTGCGAGTCATCGCCCTTGCATCGAGCGCCACGCAGAGCGATCGAGAGGTCCCGCGACAGGTGCGAGTCGGGCAGCTTGCGCCAGTAGCCGACCTCGGTGTAGTGCCACCAGTCGCCACGCCAGCGCACGAGCGTCGAGCACGTACGCCGCGGCCCTCCGTCGTGGTCGCTGACACTCGTCAGGTAGAAGCGGGCGAGGAACTCGTCAGCCACCAACTGCGGCATCGACGGCGGCGGCCACAAACCCTCTGGCAGCTCGGAGCGACCGACGGGCGCGATCTCGACCGCGTCATCCTCGGCTTCCTGTGAGATCTCGCGGAGCACCTCGACCGACTCCGACACGACGGCCTTCAGCTTCGCGCCTTGCTCCAGGTGATCGTAGAGATCGGCACCCTTGGCGACGCCGATGCCCTTGACAATGCGCACCTTCAAGCCTCGCTCGCGTAGCGCGTTGTGCCAGCGCAGCGCCCAGCGGATCGAGGAGACATCGTTGTCGCGCATGATCGTGACTCGTGCACCGTTGCCGTTCGCCAGGGCGTCGATCATCGACGCGAGCGGTAGACGTTGGGCGCCACCGTGCGCCGTGGTGAAGACGAGCGGGGCGTTGTGCTGTGCCGCGTACGCCGTGCCGATGTCAGCGCACTTCTCACCCTCGACCAGCCAGACGTCCTTGCCTTCCCACGCAGCAGCGAGCACTTGCGGCAGGTTGTAGAGCACGCGCGTGACGTTCTTCGGCAGGCCGGTGTGCGCCTTGCCGTTCTTGTCGTACCAGCTCGGCTGGATCTCCTTTCGTACGTGGTCGACTGTGCCCTCTTCACCACCCTTGGCTTCGCCCGCTACCCACTGATCGGTGCGCTTGACGAAGTAGGAGAGCGTGCCGTCGGGGCCGTAGTAGTTGTAGCGGAACTTCTTGGTGCCGTTGAAGGTGTCCGCGTCCATGCCGAGCGAGTTGAGCAGATCGGCATAGGTGCAGCCAGCGAAGCAGTTCATCACCACAGGCCAGACATCGCCGCGCTCGATGCCGAAGGACTGCACGTCGTCGTCGTGGTGCGGACACTGCCACTCATTGCCGTCGCCGCGGCGTGAACCGAGAGCGGTCAGCGTGCGCTCGACCAGCAGGAACGGGTCAGCCGGTGGCGCCCACGGCGTGAGGTCGAAGGTCACTGGCCCTCCACTCGACTCTTCGGTCCAATGCCTGCCTGGTAGATCTCCTTCAGTTCGTGCGTTAGCCGCTGGTGCACCAAGCGCAGTCGCCTGAGTGCAGGGTCGGGCGAACGATCAGTGTCGCGCACGACCATCGTCAGATTGCAGACCTTGCAGTACCACCGTGGCTTCACTTGGCACTCCACCTCGGATCGAAGATCTCGGGCCACGCGGCCTTGCGCAGTGCAGCATCACCTCGACAGCGACGCAGGAACGTGACGGCGTGGCGCGTGGCGTCGACCGCGTGCGGCAGACCTGGCACGTAGAGCTGCGCAACCTTGAGCCGCTCATCGGTTGCGGTCGACATCGCGAGGCTTGCGCCTTGAACGAAGGGCCAACGGGCGCGCGATCCGGCACACAGTTCGAGCGTCGTCATCATCGCGTTGAGTGCGACCGGCGAGAGCGTCTCGCGCTTGGCGTCGCGCGTTCGCAAGATGAAGTCCTCGTGACCCCACGCAGCTTCTGGATGGGCTTCGAGCACACCGCGCATCTGAACCGCCTGACGGATCAGCAGCGCCTGTAGCGGTGATGCTGGCCCACCTCGGTAGCGCCCGTTGCCCTTGAGTACGGTGAACATGTCGCCGGCCGGACCGTAGCCGCGCTGGCGTTGCTCAGCGTCCTCGCTCAAGCGCTTGGCTTCCCACGGGACGGGGTCGCAGCCTTCTAGCACTCGCGCGTGGTTGCCGAGCTGCGCCCACCACTTCGTCTTGACGACGTTGCGCAGTCCAGCCCAGTCGGGCGAACCTTCGCCGGACAACCACTCGGGCTTGACCGACAGAACGCAGACCCCAGTGGTAAGACCCGGATCTACCCAGATGATCGTGGCGGCGTTGCTCAAGAGGAGATCTCCTTGCCTGACCACCGATGGCCGAGCACCTCGGCCGTGGCAGTGAACGGAACGTGCTTGATCTTAGCGGTCATCGCGCGCTCCAACACAGCGCACGCCTCTTCCTCTTGGCCGTGTGGCACTTCGAGCACGATCTCATCGTGAATGTGCAGCCAGATTCGATGCGCCCAGCCGGCATCGGCCAGGTTGACGAGAGCATCGCCGAGCAGGTCGCGCCCGGTGGACTGGATGGCATAGTTACCCATTGCATAGGGTCGGAATGGATCACGCGGGATGACGCGACCCCACGGGTTGACGATCTCGTTGGCTGTCGCCATCTTGTCGCGCCAGTTGACGTACACACGGTAGGTGCGATTCCACGCCAGCCACATTGCCTTGGCTTCGGCAATAGTGATCTTCAGCATCAATGCGATGCGCTTGGGGCCAGCTCCGAACTGGATGGCGTAGTTCAGCGTCTTGGCGATCTTCTCGCGCTGGTACTCGGTGAAGTTCTCACCGAAGAGTCCGCGTGCGGTGATGTCGTGCCAGGAGTCGCCACCGAAGACGATCGCGTTGAAGTTGGGGTCGTTGCTGTACGCCGCGGCAATGCGGATCTCCTGGCTGTCGTAGTCAGCCTTGACGAGCGAGAATCCATCACGGGCGATCAGCGTCGAGCGAGTGCGCGGGTCGGTCTTCTTGAAAGTCTGGAGCGCGGGGCGCACGATCGACGATCGGCCGGTAATCGCTGTGCCGGCCCAGATCTTCGGGTGCACGAAGCCGTTGGTATCCATGCCTCCGGTGATGTTCTGGAGAACAGTGCGTAGGTTCTTGCGCTCGCTCATCAGCAGCATGTCTGCAAAGACCGTGCCGAGCTCGCTGTCCTCGTGCGCTTGGGCGTAGAGCGGTAGCGTCTCCTTGTCAAGCCTGACGTCGCCGCCTGGCGTCTCAGCCAGGACGTGCTGAAGACCGTGACTGCGTAGCCAGTCGCCACGCTTGGGTGATAGTGCTGCGAAGCCGAAGGTCTCTTCGAGCCTTGATCGCGCGCTGTCGTACTCGCCACCGACCTCCTTGAGCAGCTTGGCGGTGTATGGCTTGTCGACTCGCTGGCCGCGCCAACTGATCTCCGAGCACATGACTGCGACACGTTGCTCTCGTCGTGACAGGGGAGCCATCCCCTGCTCTCTAAGAATGCGCGCCAAGATGTCTAGGAAGCGTCGCACGTAGATCGCGTCGAGACCTCCGTATCGACCGAAGAACGGGTCAGTCAAAGGGATATTGGAGAATCCCCAGCCCTTCAGCTTCTTGCCAACACGGTATCCGACCGGGGCGAGCTGCTTGAAGCGCTCCATCATCGCGGTCTCTGCTACGACGAG